TCATCGCCGGCGAGCAGCGACGTGACGCGGATATGCGGCTCGCCGTCGTCGCGCCGTAGGTCGGGGGACTCGCGCGTCACCCGAAAGCGCTTCTGCTTCTTGTCAGGCATCGGTCGCGGCGGCCCGTGCCCGCGTCGAGACCCGGCGCGCCGGCGCGGGGTCGCCCTTCTCGGCGTCCGGTGTGGCGCCCTCCGCGGCCGCCTTCTCCTGCGACTCCGCGACCTCGGCGGCAGCGGCGGCCGCGGCCTTGATCTCGTCCTGGATCTCCTTCTCCCGGTCGGTGAGAGGCGCGCCCGTCTGCTCTCGCCACGCGTCGACGAGGTCGGCGGGGACCTTTGTGCCCGCCATGATCTTGCGCTGCACGGTCACGTCGTGGTCGAGCTTGACCTCGACGACCGCGTCCTCGGGCGCGGTCGGCAGGTCCGCTTCGGTGTAGAACGTCGGCATGGTCCTGGGTCCTCCTCGTCTAGTAGTTGGCCTCGGCGGCAACGGCAAACGTAAACGACGGGGTTGTCCCCCCGATCGTCCACGCCCAACGACACGAGTCGCCGAGCGGCCCGAAGACCTTGTTGCGGGTTCCGACCGCGGTGATCTGCGTAAACGCGGCGACGGTCGACCACGTCGTCCCGGCGTCGAGGCTCGTCTCGAGCCGGACGTCAAGCGTCGGAGTCGTCCCGCTCGCGGCGGTGACGGAGAGGAACCCCTCGATCGAGTCGGCGCTGACGGTCTCGAACGCCGCGCCGGTCCCGGACGCCGTGCGCGCCCCGGACGCGACCGACCCGGCGACCAGCGTCGTGTCCGCCGGAACGTAGTTGCCCTGCTCGTTGAGCGGACTCATCGCTACGGCGCGATGTCGACGTCGACGAACGCGGACGGACGCCAGACGGGGAGAGCGAAGCGGCCTTCCCCGAGGAGCGTCACGCGGTTCTCCCGGAAGTCCGTCCCGTCGCTATCGCTAAAGAGGACCTGGATGCCCTCCCGGACGAAGAGCTGCACGCCGATGGAGAAGTCGCCCGGGAGCGCATGGCCGACAGGGATCGCGAGCGACGGGATCAGCGGGACCCCCCAGATCACCTGCGGGGTCATCGAGAACGGTCCGCCGGAGTAGTAGTGGCCGTCACCGGCCGCCTTCGCCTTGAGGACGCTCATCCAGTCGAGCGGATGGAGGATCACCCCGTCGGCCATCGCGTCGGCGAGGAGCACCGTCGTGATGCCCGTGAGGATCTGGTCGGCGATGAGTTCCGCGGCGTTGTACGCGACGGCGCCGATCCCGGACGTGTTGAGGATCCCTCGGAGGTTCGGGGCGGTGCCGTTACCGGACAGGATCTGGCCCTCGAGCCGCCTGAGGACGAGGTACCGGAGGCGCTGGTCGATGATCCCGCGGAGCGCGGGGACGTCGGCGAGCGCGGGCTTCGGGAGCTTCATCCACGCCGCGACGACGCGGGCGATGCTCTCCGCGTCCGTGTACGTCACGCCCGCCTCGGGCTTCGCGGCTCCCTCGGCGGTCTCCGCCGCGTCGGTAAACGTCCCGGACTCCTGCGTGTACGGGATGTTCGAGCCGGTCATCGGCGCGGACGGGATGAGGTCGAGGAGCGTCAGTGGCCGCTGGAGCTGCGGGAGCACCCCGTAGTAGTTGCCGCGCCGCATGTTCGCGGTCGGGGCGATGTCGGCGGCGAAGTCGTCGCGGCCGATGACCTCCCCGAGACGAACGGACCCGAACGCGGCGGAGGACGCCGCGATCTGGGCGAGCATCTCCGGGACGCCGTCGACCCCGAGGACCGCATCCGCGTTCCAGCCCCGCGGCTCGCGGCCGAGGACGCCGAGCGGCGTCTCGCGCGCCTCGCGGCTTGGCTGCCGGCCGAGCTGCGCGAGGACGTGCTCCTTCTCGCCCTGCAGCTCGGCGAGCTCGTCGCGGAGCTCGCCGACGACCCGCGTCGCGTTCTTCGCTTCCTCGAACTCCTTGGAGCCCGGCTTGTAGCCCTGCTCTCCGGCCTTCGTCGCGTACGCCTGCTGCGCCGCTTTCTCCTCCGCCTCGGCGGCCCGGATCTCGTCGCGGAGCTCTTCGACCCGCTCCTCGATCGTCTTCAGCAGGTCTCGCAGACCCGGCGTTGCGGTTGCTGGCATGGTCCGATCTCCCTCCTTCATGGGGGTCCGTCGCTTCATGGAGCGACCGTCGTCCGGTCGCCGTGCTCGCCGCCCCCAGGAGGGAGCGAAGTTTCCGGTTTCGGCAACTACCGGGCGGTCAGGACCCGCGCGAGGTAGAGACTCTCCTCGTCGCTCATCGCCGCCGGAGCGGGCTCCGGCTCGAGCCCGAGGATCTCGCGGGCGCGCTCCGGCGACAGGCCGTCGCCGAGTGCCGCCTCGAGCTCGGCGACGCGCGCGGCCAGCGCGGCGCGGGTCTCGTCGTCGCCCTCCTCGTCCTCGTCGGGGGGCGGCGGCGGCGTCTCACGCGGCGGCGGGGCGGTCCCGCCGCGAAGCTCGACGATGACGTCATCGAACGTCGCGATGCGGTCGGCGAGGCCTTCGGAGAGCGCGCGCGTCGCGTTGAGTGACCGTCCCTCGCCGTACCCGGCGCGGACTTTCGCGGCGGTCGTGCCGCGGCCCGCGGCGACGTCCTCGACGAAGCGGGAGTAGACGTCGTCGACGTCCTCCTGCCATTGCTTGAGCGCCTCGCCGGCGAGCGGCTCCGACTGGTTGCCGGCGACCTTGTGCTTTCCGGCGGAGACGTACGTGACCCGGACGCCTTCCTGCTCGAGCGCGCCCGAGACGTCGGTATGGACGCGGTACGCGCCGATCGACCCGGCGTATCCGGACGGCGTGACGACGATCTCGTCCGCCTGTGACGCGATCCAGTACGCCCCGGAGAGCATCTTCGTGTCCGAAACGGCGACGATTGGCTTGCCCTGGCCGCGCGCGGAGCGGACAAACGCCGCTGTTTCGGGGACCATGTCGGCCATTCCGCCGGGCGAATCGACGTCGATGACGACCGCTGAGACGTCATCGCTCGCTACAGCTTCGCCAAAAGCGGCTCTAAATCCGGCCAATCCGCCCATGGCTCCGCCGAAAAGGAACTCGAAGAACGACCCCTGGGGGGTCAGAACGCCGGTCAGGGGGACTGTCACAACCCCGGACGGGGCGGCGTTCGAGCTCCGCGTCGCGACCCTTGTCGACGCGAACCCGGCGATGACGGGCCAGGACGCGGCGTCGACGAGCTGGTAGAGGACGTCGATGGGGGTCACCCATGGCGTCGCGGCGAGCAGAACGGTCGGTGGGACGCCGGCGGCGACCGCTCGCTCGTACCGCTCGCGGGCTGCGGCGACGGAGCGGTCAGGCATAGTCGCGGCCTCCGCCGAGCAGCGACGACGGGACGGGCGCCGACGGCGGGTCCGGTACGAGCCGGATCCGGGCGTCGGGTCCGCCGCCGTGGATGCGGAGCACGGTCCCGCAGTGACAGCGGATCGACGCGGGCCACGGACCCTCGACGCTCATCCGGCACTCGGGGCACTGGGCCTTCTCAATGGCCATGGCTGGTTCCTCCTCAGGCCGGGGGGCGCGCGGGCGCCCGCGGCTCGTACGGGATACGGAGCGGGATCAGGTTGTTCCTGGGCAGGTAGAAGTCGTCCATGCCGTCCTGGTCGGAGCGGGGGCGGTTGTCGATCGCGCGCGCCTCGTTGGGGGTGAGCATCGCGGACGCGATCGCCTCGCGCATCGCCTCGACTTCCTTAAGCCGGTCGCCTCTGAGCAGGCCGGAGAAGTCAAACTCGACGTAGATGTCGGGCTCGCGGAGCAGCCCCCGGACGAGCTGCGCGTTGATGAGCGCCTCGATGAGCAGCAGCGGCGGAGCGAGCCCATCCTGGTAGCCCATTTGGCGCTGCTCGACAAGGCTCTCCGACCCGTCGCGGAGGAAGCCGAGACAGCCCGGAGGGATCTGCGCGACGCCGCACGCCTCCTCTCGCGAGACGATGCGCTGCTCGACGAGTTGCGCCTCGACGGACGTGTAACCCATCGGCTTCGCGTCAAGGCCGGGGGGTAAGAGAACGGGCCGCCCCGACTGATCGGGCCCCGCGTAGATGTCGGTGATGTCCCCGCGGATCTGCTCCATCATCTCCGTCTGGAACGCCTCGTCCTGCCCGACGAACTCGAGGCTCGCGGTGATCACCGTCGGGGACCGCACGCCGTTGCGCCACATCGCGTGCTGATGGCGGGTCGTGGCTTCCTCGAGCGCGACGGTCGTCCCCAACTGCTTGAGCGGCGCGATGCCAAGCGCCCCCTTCGGGGACCACCACGCGACGTGGATGACCTCGTCCGCGGGGCGGGTCCGCTCGAGTAGCGGATCGTCGACGTCGATCCGCCACCCCGAGATCTGGCCGCGCACCGGTTCGATCGGTGACACGAAACGGTAGTCGGCGGGAGCGAAGCGGATCCGTCCTCGGGCGCCGTCGTCGACGGGGACGAGGGAGTTGCCGTGGACGAGCAGCGAGCCGAGGAACGCCTGGACGAGCTGCATCGTCGCGCCGCGCGGCCAGGGTTCCGCGAGCGCGTCCGCGAGCTTGTGGTCGCCGGGGCGGAGCCGCTCGCGGGAGTCGTCGCCGGTCCGCTCGAACGCCTTGAGGGGGACGCGGGCGCTCCACGAGAGCATCCGACCGATGACCATCGCGACGAGCGGCTGCGACTCGACGAGGTCGGCGTAGGAGACCGTGCGTCCCCCGATCAGCGTCGAGTAGCCCTGGTCGTACGCGCTAAACGGCAGGCTCGACCGGCGGAGGTCGCCGCGTCCCGGCGCTATCTCCACCGGCCGGTTCTGACGGTCGACGATCGTCGTCGCCATCTAGAGCTCCTGGAGCTGCGTCACGCGGTCCTCGCGGAACCATTGGCGCCCCCCGAGCTCCTGGGCGTCGCGGCCGACGAGCAGCACCGCGTCGTCGAGCACAATCCAGCCGGTCGTGTCGGGGTCGCCGGCGCGGACGCGGGTCCCGCGGACGGCGCGCCCGTCGACATGGGCGACGAGCGACGATCCGTCCGGCGGCCCGACGACCGGGGCGCGCGCGAGCGCGGCGGCGGCCTCGTCGGCGCGCCGGGCGGTCACCTCGGCGGCGGCGTGCTGCGCTCGGGTCTCCGTCGCCTCGAGCTCGTCGCGATGGATCCGCCAATGGGCGTAGGCGACGAGCGCGATCGCGGCGAGAGCGGCGACGCAGAGGATGATGAGCTGGTCGGTCGGCACGAAGTGTGGTCCCTTCTAGAGTCGCCGGACCCGCATGGCGGACAGCGGTACCCGCCGCTTCGGCGGGTCGATCGTCGCGAGACCCCACGCGGCGAGCGTGACGGCGATCAGCGGCGCGATGTTGACGGCGCTCGACCGACGCGACCAGAGCCACGCGTCGCCGAGCGGGCGGGTCTCCGCGCCGCGGACCGCGGCGGTGAGTTCCGACGTCCCGAGATGCGCGAGCGTCCCGTCGATAACCGCGTCGTAGAAGAGCCCCGCGGCCTTCGCCTGGTCGGCGACCTCCACGACCTTGATCCGCATCCCCGTCTTCTCGTTGACCGGGAGGTCCGTCGACTCGAGAGCGAGCTCGAGCGCGCGGATAAGCGACGCGGCGGGGGACGCCTTCGCGATCGTGACCCCGAGCGGCTGGTTGCGCTCAACGAGACCGGTGAGGCGGTCCGCGACCCAGGCGGTCCCGGCGCGCTGGTCGACGATCTCGACGTGGATCGTCCCGTCGGCGCGGCGGCCCGCCGCGCCGATCGCGGCGCTCCCGCGGTTCGGGGGGACATCAACGGCGAAGCAGACGGGGTCGAGCGGCCGGCTCGATGGGATCGCTCGCGCCTCCCAGACATCGGCGCTGATCGTCCGCCCGGCGTCCGGCTCCGGGTTCGGCCAGTCCCCGATATTCAAGCGCTCGACCGCGAACGTCCGGGGAGCCATGGCGCGGCGCTCCGCCTCGACGCTCTCGAGCGAGATCCGGTCGCCGAGCGCGGGGTTCGCGGACGCCCAGACCTCGGGGTCCGCCGCCGACTCCGCGTCGACGTCGTCGGGATGCTCAAACGGCCCGCCGCCCCCCCGACGGCGGGCCTCCCATCCAAAGTACGCGAGTCGCGGATCGGAACCGTCCTGCGCACGCTTGCGCAAACGTGCGAAGACGAGCCCGTCGTCCATCGTCTCCTGGTCGACCGCGCTCCCGCAGTACCACGTCTGCGGGTTCGCCCTGGCGGACAGCGTCGGGAGCACCGCGCCGAGCATCGCCTCCGGGATGTCCATGGCCTCGTCGAGGACGAGGAGGTCGCCGGAGAACCCGCGGCCGCCGCCCTTCGTCCGGGTGCGGTACCGGATGCGCTGGCCGCCCTTCAGCTCGATGCCCTCCTCGCCGTGGGAGCGGCTGACTCGCCGGACCCGCCGGTCGAAGTCGGGGCAGCTCTCGATGAGCTCGAGCATCCGGAGGAACGCCTCGAGGGACGTCGGGAACTCGTGGGCGGAGTGGATGATCAGCCGCTCGCCGAAGAGGAAGAGCCCCGCGAGCTCCCGGATCTCGATGGAGCCGCCCTTGCCGTTCTGTCGCGGTTCGAGCAGCCCGACGTCGCGGGCCGCCCATGTCCCGTCCGGCCGCTCCCCCATTGAATGGCGGGCGATCAGGCGCTGCGCCGGGTCGGCGATCAGGCCCGCCATCGCGGCGAGCTCGACCGCTTCGTCGCCCGCCGACGCCACGTACTCCGGGACGCAGAGCAGGCTAGGGACGTGCTGTCCGACGAGCGCGGCGGGCGGCGAGCTGCTCGACCCCATCGCCCACCTCCTCCTTCGCTGGTGCCGGTGTCGCCGGCGAGTCCACGCCGCGGAGCTGCTCGAGCGCGTCGAGTAGCAGCCGCGCCGCGGTCACGCGCGCGGTCGCGGCAAGCCCACGCTCGTCGAGGACGCCGGCGAGAACGCGGACGGTCGCGACGATTGCCTGCTTGCCCTCGGGGACGTCGAGCGCGCGGATGTCCGCGTCGACCGCCCTGCGGACCGGGCCGCGCGGCGGCCGCTTCCGCGCAGTCACCAGCGTCGCGACGTACGCTCGACGCGGAGCGGTGAGCGGCCCGCCGTCGCACGGTTGCACGCGACGTGCTCCGGCCCGCGGTACCGCGACCGATCATGGTCGTCGTGGCCGAGGTCCCACGGCTCGCCCCTGCGGATTAGGAACCCGCAGCGCCAGCAGACCGTCCGGCCGAGCGCGACGATCGGCGCCCACCGCGCCCGCTTCTCGCGATGCGCGCGGCCGTAGCCCCGTCGAACGGTCGCGGACTGGCCGCTCACGTCGCGTAGCCCTCCGGGTCCTCCTTCGCGAGAGCGGTCTCCCGCCGCAAGCGAGCCGCGTCGAGCTGCCAGAACGCGTCCGGATCGTTCGGACACTGGCCCCAGCGCCGGCATAGCGCCCACCACCAGGCCTCATGGTCGGCCGGACCGCTCGGATCGGGACAGAACTCGCAGCCGGGACACCCCGGGATCGGCGCGTCGCCGGGGATCGGAGTGACGAGCACGACGGGCCGATCGACGCCCTCCACCGGCTCCGGCGGCGTTTCCACCCGCGAACGGGGAGAGAAACGGCGAG